TTGTGTAATCATCGTAACAACTGTTGTAATACACATTGAATTTGATGTAGTCATAACCAACAATTGCACTCTTTCCGACAGCACCATCCCAAGTATATGTTTGTGTCGGCGTTGAAGTCGCTGACTGTTGAACTACATTAGTCAGTTTGTGTGTCACTCGGTATGTACCAACTGGCAAATCAATCAAGCGAGTCCCGTATGTCCAATAACTTCCATTTACCGTGTCGTAAGAATAAGTAACTGTATATTGTTCATCAGTATTGATATTTGTCATTGTGCATAAAGAGTTGGAATAATCACAATCGAATTGATATTGTGTGGTTCCTTTTCTGACAAATGCAATTATACCTTTTTTTGTCGGGTGCTGTGAATTTAAACTATTACTCGTGTGGTCGGCTGTCAAATTTTGATAAGGTACACTGAAATTAAATGAACGTGTCACCGTATAACCACCGCCGATTGTTAGTTGTAAATCCAAGCTGTACGGATTTTCGTTATAGTCATAACCAAATGAAACGCCTTCAATGGTGTTCCCGTTCAGCGTCCAATCGTCAACCATTGTTATATCTGGATTGTTGAAAGTGCCATTAAACGTGTCTATTGCCTCATAACTTTGGACGGTGATTGTATGTGTACATTGCCCGTTTTGGTTCCAAGCGTGAACGCACGTGATATTTATTCTTTCGCCTGTTGTGGCTGTTATGCTGTCAGTGATAGCTTCACGTTGAAGATAATAGTCGCCAGTGTATGTGATTGTGTACGTTGTCAATTCATCCAAATTAGTAAACGTAAATATTGTATCGTCATTCGGTCTTAGTCTGGAAGCGTCAAGCCTTTGTAAAATAACACCTTCTTTTTCAAGATACAGAACCCCGTTGGATGGGACTGGATAATTACCTGCGTAGTTTACACTGACGGTTATAGCGTCATAAGTTACGGCTTCTTCTGTTATTGTGACTGTAGGCATTGAATAAAGTGTTGTGAAACTTCCGATTTCACCGTATTCCGTGCCGAGTTCACGTGTAATAATCCACGGCCTGTAATAGTAAGTAGTATTAGGTGTTAAATCGGTTTTTCTCAACCTGTATGTAAAATCTCCAGAACCCAAAGCACCTCCCAAATCACGGCCTTCATCATTGAAATTAGGATTGTCGCGCAAATTCAACCCTATATTTTCAACATTTAGACGCACTTGTGTTATTTGGGTCGCTCTTGTTGTTATCTGTACCGTTGTGTCAGTAACATTGTCAACAGTCGTCACAAAATCAAAATTGTGGGCTTGTGTTGTAAAATATTCAATGACAGACACTTCATTACGATAATATTCAACATCCCAAGTCACAACATAATCCGTACCGACCTGTAAAATTGGAACAGTAACTATTTCTGGCGTTCCTTCACGCAAATCGTCAAGGTCAATGTCTATAACTATTCCAGTGCCGTCCGCCCTGCCTATTGCACAACTATAATTTTGATTGTTGAATGGATAATCACCTTCGTATAAGAAAGAAAGAGTTAATTGAGTTGGTGACGAATCAACAAGCGTTATGGTCAACACAGGAGGAGCGAACATTGTTGTTATAGTGTTATGTTGTGGTGTGTATATCTGTGTACCATATTCGGAAGTAGCGTAGAATCTATAATAATATCGCGTATTTGGTTCAAATCCACTAACGTCTCCACTGTACGTATTATTTTCGGGGTTTCTTGTATTACCAATTATCAAATCCCCGTCAAAATCTGGTGAGGTTGAAAATTGTACACCAATTTCCGTGAAAGTTGCGCCAACACAAGTAACCAGAACATCAGCAGCGAGCGTGTCAAAATTTTCTGTCAATTGTACACCACCATCAAATTCATATTCAACTGTTCGGAACATACGTGTTTGTGACGTGCCTTCGTTCCCCTGTGCATCGGTAGCGGTTACAACAGCATAATAAGTAGTGTCGGGTGTTAATCCCGTTACATTGATTGTCTGTGTGTCGGCTGTTGTGCCGTTTATAACTCTAACAACTTGGGTCAATTCAGAATCACCATAAATTGTGAGTGTTGTAGATTGGATGAATATTCCAGTAACAGTATATTCAATATCTGCGGTTGTGCCAGTCGTGACAATACTGTTAATCACTATAACTGGAATAAAATTGAAAACCGAATCACATTGAATTGCGGTAAATTCCGAAATATAAGTGTTCAAGTCAATATTACCCTCAACCACCATATATTTATGGCCATCAATTGAAAGATAATCCAAACTTGAAATGTCTTCCAGTGTTTTACCCGTTATGGTTTGCGCGTTTGTCATAGCTGGCAGACCGAATCCTGCTATTTCTGGGGCTTTTTTCAACGTATAACGTCCGTTTTCATCAACTGCCGACATAATAACGGCATCAAACTCCTCAAAATTAACATTTATGTCAGTAATCCAGTGCTCGCCTTCGCTGTTGGCGTTTTCGCTGTATGTCATTTCGTAGGAATACTGCGGTATCACATCAGCACTAAAAAATGAATTTTCGTGTATGGTTTTTTCAGTCTCCAAAAATTCATTGTCAATTGAAAACACCGTTGAATTTTCAAGTTTGGAATAACCGATTGTGTTTGTCTGGCCTAATTTGTCAGTTGCTGGGTCTATCTGTGTAAGATTCGCGTTTATCACTTTTTGTTGGTTTGCTGATTGGAATATCAACTCGTTTTTATCCAATTTTAATTTTTGGTTGTGAATCCAACAAAGAGAAGTTAAATAATCCCTAACGGTTAAATCCTTTTCAAGGTTGGTATATGCCCCGAAATAACTATAACTGTAATCCGCTGCTCCGTGTGTGCCGTCACCAGTTCCAGTGAAATTGTGAATGTTATCGTAAGTGGTGACTCCGCCAGAAGTCCACGCGTACCAAATAAGAAATGGCGCAGGGATATAGATTAAATCAACATCGTAGTCCTCTTCGTTCCATTCATAGTCGGAATATTCCACGACCATACTAATAAGCATTCTATTAGTGTCCAAAGGGTCTTCACCCCAGAATTTCAATTCAAAAATATCGTCTTTATGAAAATCTTCGGTAAAATCATATAGTTTAATGTCGTTCAGCGTCCAAGAAGACGTGTTGAAATTAGGCACGAAACGCCACGGGCGCAACATTGCATTATTGCGTTTTGGCTGTATGGAAGCCCCGCCATCAGTGGCCACGGCATAAATTGTAATGTGTGCAGTACAATCACGGTTAAACGTGATTCTGTCTTTCTTTTCACAGTTTTCCAACCACCTCCAATTAGTTAGCTGATAATCCCAATCAGTAAAAAGACTATTCCATTTGAAATCAGCGTAACTCCAAGAACTTGAAAAGTCATTTGTTATATGTTGCCCGCCCGCCATTTCTAACGGCATTTCGTCAATTTGACTTGAAAATTCTTTAACTATTTGAAAAACTTGGTGTGTGTTGCTCGGACACACTTTTTTTCGTGTTGATAATTGATATAATGTGTTGTAAACAGCAGGAAGTGTGATATTTTCAGCGTTTTCAATGTTCTGTAATATTTTCTGTACATTTACGGATGAATGCCACTGCGCCAGTATGTTTGAATAAAAATCGGTTTCGGTGTAAGTGTATGGAATAATACCAATATCAACACCCGCGATATTTGTTGTAATCGGTGAAAACCTGTCCCAGCGAAACACAACATCATTCTGCGGGTAGTAATCACTCACTTTTTTGTCAAGTATTGAATATGGAATTGAAATTATATATGCACGCGCTTTGATTGTTGTTTCGTCAATTGACAATATTTGTAAATAACCGTCCTTTGCAATGTCTTCAACCAACACAGAACAAATGACTTTATGGTTGTATATCGCGCCCCTGTCAAGTAATCCATAACAATCCAATAAATCAATATTATATTGGTCGTTGGCTAATTCAATTTCTGTACTCCATTCATCTGCCACGGCATCAGAAAAACGGATATTTGACCAGTTCAATGTTACATCACCTTTTATTATATGGAGTTGTCTTCCTTTAATGTAAATTTCCATTTATGCAAGGGTTTTGAAAGTTATTTCAATGTCGTTTTCATCCCAGTTTGGAAGGTTTATGTTTTTTGTTGACAATATGCAGGGTTGCCATTCGCCATTTTGATTGACATATTCAATACGGGATGAAAACATTATATCTTCTGCATAGCTTTTGCGGGCTATAGCTGGGAATCCTACAGTTATTTCATCTGTTGTTGTGGTAATCATTCCATTTGGAGTGTGTCTAACAAGTTCATCGGCTCTCAAATCAGTATAACCGACCGTTCTTTTACGGCTTGTTATTTTGCCTATCAAATACCTCATACAACCGTCAGTGTTGAAATATCGCACACGGAACACACCACCGTTTGAACTGTTGCCAGTGCCTTCTTCGTCTGAATCATCCACACAATACGTATTATCACCACCAATGGTTGAATTTTTGAAATATATGGTTCTTTGAAAATCCCCGTCAACCTGTGTTATTTGAAAATCACCATTGAAATAAGACAAATTGAATTTGTTAACACCAGCCTGCACGGTGAAGCCGTTGACAGTGCCACCGTACAAAGAAAGAATTTCAACCCCGTTCAAATCAGAAGGCTCGTAATAATAAATAATTCTTTCGCTGTTGTGTTCGCGGCTGTGAAGTGTCCGTCCGTCTATACATTTTATTGTGAACGGGTGGATGTTGGCGGCTGTTTCACCGCAAACAACAGAACCAGTGACAGTGACAATGTTATAAACATCATTATTCATCAACTTTTTCAATACTGAAAACAAATTGAAAGTCAAATATTTTTGTTCGCTGTTGTACGCTATTTGAACGGCTGTCCCCTGTTGGTTGGTGAACGTGAACGCACCACCAACACTATAATTATTTAGACCTAAATATTGAAGTGTTATTGTGTTTCTGTCGTTTATAAATGTACATTCGTCTGGGTACATCATACTAACTGCTCCAATTAAAATTTGGTTTCTCATATATAATACGTTTACTTGTTTATATTTATTCTATCTTTGGGATAAATTCTCCGCCATCTGCACGCGGTTTTGTGCCTTTGTAATTTCCAAAACTGACACAACAGGTTGTATTTCATTCATTGCCTCAACCATCATTTCACGTGTCATATCCATTTGGAATTGTAAGTTACCGCTGTTTATGGTTGCGTCTGAAATATAACCGCCATTTGCGAAACGTGTGACACTTACAATTGATTTTCCACCATTCAAGGAATCAAAGAACGGGATTCCGTACTTTTTAACTGATTCGGCATTTATTATGTATTCACCTCTTGAGGCTCTTATATTCACATCGTCACGAGTTCCCTCGGCAGTGTTTGCAGCATAACCGCCACCGATAACACCACCGCCCGCAAATTTAGGACTTGATTTTTTAGCCTGTTTCGCTTTGATAAGTGTTGAAGTTGCGGATGTTATCGCACCGACTACAATTGCCACCATTTCAGCGATAAAAACGGGTGTTGTCAAAGGTGCAGCCACACCAGTAGCCGCGCCCGCTGCCGTTGCGCCCTCTATAGCGTTAGCGATTGAAATGGCCGTTGATACTAATATCTGCATCATTGCCATAGCGGTCGCCCAGTCGCTATATTTTTCATTGTCATCTGCCATTGTTTCAAACAATGATTGCATTGAACCAAGTATTGAATCAATAGAACCCATTACGGAGGTCGCGTTCTGAATCATTGTAACTTTCTGTTTCGTTGATTCATCAGTCACGGCCTTAACAGCATCTTTAACGTCATTTTCAGATTCTATAACTTTCAAATTTGCTTCCAGAACAGCGTTGTTATATTCATCAAGACTGCCATAGATGGCTGTTAATTCTTGGTCTGTGTACTTTTCGCGCTCGCCAGCTATACGGCTGTATTCATCCCTTGCAACCTGTAAACGTGCTTCCGCTTGTTCTTGCATTATTCGCGCCTTTTCAGCCTCGTTGTCATATACACCCTCCAGTTCTATTTGTCTTAAAATTTCGGCGTGTTTGCGCGTTAAATCAAGGCTTTGAAGTTCTTTGTCGTGTTGGTTCTTGGTGTATTCGTCAATAATTCGTTGTTCCTCTTTTTTGCCAGCAATTGTTATTTTGTCAATTATCAGATTATATAAATCTGTATCTTTTTCAACATCTTCGTAATGGTCTTTGACAAGTTTACGCATATTGTCAAGGGTATTTCCCAAAGCGATTCCACGCAATTCAAAAGCACCGTTGTATTTGGCTAAAATCTCATCCTCTGTCATCGTGCCATCCTCAAAGGCTTTCAAATCATTCTGGTATGTTTTTAGTGAGTCTTGTTGTATTTTTATTGCGTTCTCATATTGTCGTTTCAAAAGTTGTGTGTCCAAATTATTGATTGAAATTTCAATATTCATTCTGTTTTTGTCATTGTCGGTTGCTCTTTTGGCTTGCTCATAAAAATTTTTCAATTGGTTTTTGTAATCATCAATTGATGTTTCTTTCCAGTTGTCGCGCATTTGCCCAAGTTTCAACTGTAAATCAGCTTCTTCCAGAATAATCATTCTGTTGATGTTCTCACGGGCTTGTTTTGTCAGGTTCTTTTCAGTTTCAAGTCTGTGTTTTAAGTCATCAATTTTACGTATTCCGTTAACTTTGGTTAATGTGTATTCCTTTTCGCGCATATCACCTATTGATTTGATGTAAACATCCTCAAGGTTTCTCAACGCCTCTTTCTCTTTTTGCACCCTCTCTTTAGCCGCATCAGCTGCCGCCTTTGCCCTTTGTTTTCTTTCGTTTTCATCCTGACTGTCAAGACTGTTCTGTTCCTTTTTCAGTTTTCGGGCTGCTGTTGAATAGTCCTTGTCTGCTCTCGCCAACTCGTTGCGCAATTCTGTGATGTGTTCTTTCTGGTCGTCATTCAATTTATTCCACGCTTCCGCTGTCATTTCCACTTCGCCTATTTCCAAAAGTGCCTGCTTTTCTGCAATCCTCACTTTTTCAGCCGCTATTTCTTTCCGTTCCTTCAAATCATCCTGTTCAAGTTTACCAGCTTTCTCAAGAAATTCTTTCCTCTGTTTGTAAGTGTAATTCTCGCTGTCAACGGCCTTTTCTCTCAATTCGGCAATTTCGGCCTCCCTCTGTTCGTGGTTCTCGCTGTATTGTCTTTCGGCCTCTTCAAGATTGTCGGTTGCACGTACAATGTCCTCCTCCGCGTTTGCATATTCTTTCATTCCAGGCACAAAAGACACCACTGTTTTAACAACTTTCCCGATTGCTGAAACAACTTTTGTAACAACACCGACTAAGTTTTGAAAACCTTTTTCAATTATATCAAGTATCGGCTTGAACGCGCTGAAGGCAGCTTTTAATTCAGTCATTGCCTCATCATTCTTTTTGAAAGAATTAACAAGTTTAAGAACTACGGCAGATATTGCAGCAATACCCGCAACTATAGGATTTGACAACAAAGCAACAAACTGTTTTCCAAGCCCTTTGACATATTGGATGGCGTTTTTGAAGGCCAAACTCACATTGTTAGTCCCTCCAGTTACCTGTTTGAAGCCAGCGATAAGTTTTGATATTGCTGGGTTGACATTATCCAAAGCACGCACATAGTTACCGACCGACCTTCTATAATCGCCCTGTTGTTCCTCAAGTTTTTTGAGTTCTGTTGTGGTGGTCTGTATTTTGTTCAACAGGTCTTCACCCTTTGCGCTTTCTCTTTCGGCTTTGGATAACTCTTCATATTGTTTTCTCAAGTTTGCAAGGCTGGCGCGTAATTCCACGATACTGCCTTCTGCGGCTTTGTAGGCTTTTACATTGTTGTCAATCTCTTTGGCCACCGCTTTCATATCATTTTTCAATGACCGTTCTGTTGCCGCGAGTGCCTGTAATTCTTTGTCGGCTTCTTCCCTTGTTTTTATGCCAAGTTTAACAGCCTGTTCAAGTTTTTTCTCCTCAATCCTCACCGCGTCCAGTTCCTTTTGCAATTGAACAAGCTGTTCAAGATTGAGTGACATATCGGTTTTTATTTCCAGTATTATCTCCTTTGAATCTGGCATTTTATATATGTTGTGATTGTGTTATTATTGGTAAAAGTATAAAACACCGTTGATTATTTAGACTGCCACGGTGTTTTCTGGCCTTTTGAATAGGCTTCAAAATATAGTAGTTGTGTTTCTGTCAGATTTGAAAACCATTCATCAAATCTGTTTCTATATCGTTTGTGGTTGTTCCATTCAAACTCCTTCCTCAAATAGTCTTTAAGATTTTGCCCCGTTTTTCATATTGTTGTCTTATTTTGTCTTATAAAGTCTTTCGGTGACTTTTAACCCGTTGTTTTGTGCCGAATAGGAAGAAGTACGTTCTTTTTCCCATATACACGTGAATCTGTCATCAGTCAAATTGTATTCACTTATATACAGATTAGGCACGCCAGCGGCAACAAATAAAAATTCATCACGGTTGAAATCAGTGTTGTTGTAACCGTGTGTGTTTGTATATGGAATATCACAGTAAATCACACTGTTTTCTGGTATTTCAACACTTCTGTAATCCTTATTATAGAATGTTATTTTGTCTTTGTACGGTGCTAATTCAACGAGTTGGTTAATCCGTTTTATTCTGGGGATAGTCCTTAATTCACTGTCTTTGATATATTTGTTAAGATATGACATTCTTTGTTGGATTGTGCCGTCTGGAAGTGTCAAATCAATTCCGTATTTTTCAAATCCATTATGTTCACCATAAACAACAGCGTCAAACAATGCCTTCTTATATGGTTCTTTGGTTTTGCTATACAGATAATCCACACCGTTACTGCCGAATGAATAACAGTATTTGACAAATCCATCTGTTGTTTTCAATTGGTTGAACTCATCGCGGGAATACCATTTGAAAGAATCCAAATACTTCCCATCTATACCGTCCATAAATAATTGTATCGGCAATTCATCAATATCGTTGATTATGAATTTTTGATATTTGCCGCTTAAAATGGCCGCGTGTGTCATTGCGCAGCCGCCAGCAAACAAATCAACAAAAGTTTCCGCAGGTGGTAACAGGTTTATTATGTCATTTGCTATTCTGTTCTTTGAACCCATATATGGGAGTCCGTATGTCTTTGGCATTCATATTTGTTTATGGCTTTTTATTTCAAATCCTTGACGATTGTTTGTGTCACTTTTCCACTTATTTCATTGAAAAGTTTAGGGAGTTCTTCGTTTATCACGTCTGTATAAATGTCAGTACGGCCTCCGTCCCTGTATAGCTTTGTACCGCTGTTTTTGATTTTCTGGGCTATTATCCACGCAGCATTTCGTTTTTCATATTCCTTTGTCCCGAAATTGTCGGCAATTCCTTTGTCATCCATCCATTTACGTATTATCTCATTGAATTTGTAGGGGATTTTCCCAGCAGTACGGCCTTCTTCCACTGAACGAAAATATTTCCGCCCGATAATTTGCAAATCACCGTCAACAACAACAACTTCAATACTGTTTTTTGTTTTCCCGCTGGCGGTCGTTCCTGTATCGTCAAGGTTTCGTTTAATTTTGTCGGCTACTTGTTCACCCCACTTCAATAATATTTCGTTCAAGTCTTCCAGATAGTTCATTTTTTCTTGGTTTTTTGCTTTTGTTCATATTGTTTATTCAAATTCCTTTGATATAAAGCCTCCGCGCTCTTTTTGCGTTTCATAATCAAATAGTTTGATAACGGTATCTTTTCCGCATCGTCAAGGGAATGTAAATTGAAATACTCAACAGCCTCACACAATATTGTTTCACTGAAAGAAGGGAATATTACGCCACGCTGGGCGGCTTTTTCCTCATTTGTCAATTTAATTTCATTCAAAGACATTATTTTGTTGACATTCTCAATTTCTTGTTTGAATGTCTTTAGTCTTCCGATTGCGAAAACTAAAATGTCATCGGGATTTGAAAAGAACTTCATTGTGTAGTCATCCGACAAACATTCTATAAATTCACCGATAGTCATTGAAAACACTGATTTTTCAAGTGGCAGCGGTGTTATTTTGTCGGATTCCATCAAAGTTTTCAAATGTTCGCCATTGATGAATGGTGTGGCTTCCGCTATTGTTGTCTGGTTGGTTATCTGCATAATATTTTGTTTATGGATATATTATAAACATTCGCCTTGCTTTTGTTCAATTTTCAAGTTTATGTTAACACCTGTCCTGTTGGAATCGGAACGCAGATAGACGCTTTTGACATCAATGGTGTCATCAATTATTCTTAACGTCTTATCATCCATCAACCTTTTAACAAAATCAAGTGCCGCGTCTTTGGTGTTGTCAATTATAATGTCCTGTTCGTAGCCTTCAGCGTCCAGTTTTGACTCCTTTTGCAAAAAGGATATGTTTATATCGGCTTTTTCTCTTACTGTCAACCTGTTTGTCTGTAATTCAAAATCGGTTATTTGGAACAAGATGGCAGTTATATCTTCCATTTTAGAATCAAGTTTGACATTTGCGGTTGGTTTGTCGTTGTATTGGAATGATTTTAACAAACTATCGTTGTCATCAACCATATTTTGAAGTATTGTTGTCAAGTGTCTAACTATTACCATAGTGAAAAAAACTTTTAGTTGTTTATATTGAAAAAACCGCCACCGAGTTCAATGCCCGATAGCGGTTAGTTTTATTGTGTTGTGTTTGGTTATTCGCCAGTCTCGCCAGTCGGTTCTCCTGTTTCACCAGTTTCCCCAGTTGGTTCACCAGTTTCCCCAGTAGGTTCTCCAGTAGGTTCCCCAGTCGGTTCACCAGTTTCCCCAGTAGGTTCGCCCGTTGGTTCTGATTCGCCCGTGGGCTGGCAGGCCGTCATCAAATCACCGACAATCGGCATTCCTAAAATTTGCGAATACATTTCACCGACTGCGTTTTGTTTTCCTGTTAAGTTAATCATCTTCTTCGTTGTTTGCTGTGTTGTTATTCTTTGTAAAATAGCCATTCGGGAACGATTTGACAAACTCATTTATAATTTCAATCGGTGTATTGTTGTCAATTATATAACCGTTCCACGATTGCGCACGGTCTAACAAATAAATCCATTCATTTCCACTGTTGAAATCACTCTCAATGGCCGCGTCATCAATCAATCCTGCCTCCTCACGCAATATGTTATATAAGTCTTTTCGGCATCTTACACACTTGGTTTTTTTGTAGGTTATGCCTAACTCATCCAATAACGTGTAAATGTCTCTAATCTGCGCGTTATAGTCCGTTATCGCGGCTATTCTTTTTCTTATTTCATCGTTCATAATGGTAATTTTAATTTTGATTACTCACAATCACAAACAAGTGCTTCGATTGCTGTGTCTGTTGTGCTTTCGTTGGTTATATAGAAAAACGCTGAAGATATTGGTGAATTTGTTTCAACCAATGTAACAATCCACTGGCCTTCATTGTCCCCGTATGCCTCTCTAACGATAGATGAAGCCTTTAGTCCCTTTTTAGCACCATATAATTCATATTTTGCGCTACCATCAGACTTTTTATAATCGTTCTGGCCAATGAACACAAATTTTCCGTTTGCGAATCCATCAACAAGCGCACCAGCTGCGGGGCTATTGTCTGGAACGGCAATAACAACAGTTTTGTTGAATTTGTTTCCGTATGTGCCTTCTGCCATTTCGGTTTGGGTGCCTGTAAACGGTTCATTGCCTAATTGCTGCACGGTGTAAAAACATCTTGAAACTGTGTCTGCGCCAACAGTGTCGGTTTTCATTGTTATTCCAGATACGGTGTTTGAATCCTCCCAAGTCATAGAAGCAATGTCATCATAATTAGCAATATAACCAATTGGAGACATACCTGTATAGATGGGGTCGTTACAGTCAGCAGCTATACATCCTTGTATTAAATTTTGACAAAGTTGTGACATATATTTGTTTGGTTTGTTTTCTGATTATTATTCAAAACGCTCTGGGTGCTACTACAACTTCACACCCAGTCAGCGTGTATAAATTAGTTTGGGTTGTTTATATCTTACTCACCAGCTAACAGGCAAGCAGTTGAACCGAGGCCGTTGATACCACCGCCAGCGACACACTCGTATCTGTAAACATCAACGTTCTTATAGCCTTCGTGCCAGCTGTAGAAGACAGGTTCAAGTATATTTGCGCCTACCATATAATATTCATCTGGAATCATAGCAACTGCCTTATAGTCAGTACCAAGTAAATCAGTGTCAATTATTCTGGTTGCTCCGATTTGTTCCGCCACTTGTTCACGTGACATATAAACAGGAGTTGAAGTTTCGGATGCTTGGACACGTGACAATGTTCTTATATCGGCTTTTGACATAAATACATAAATCGGTTTGTTGTTTGGGTTGTGTATTCCATCAACCATTTCACGTACATCGTCAACCAAGAAGTCACCGTCAGCGGTTGACACGGTTGTATAGTTGTCGGTTGTGTCCTTTGCGATTGCTTCAAATGAATTGATTTTATAATCGCTGTCAGAAGCGCGACCGTCACCAACGAGGATGGCTCTCTTAATTTCAAATAAAATTTGGTCTATAAGTTCACGTACAACGTAGTTAATCAAATCTTCGTCAGAATCCCAAAGGGTTTGATATGACAATTCAGCGATTTTATAAATGAACTGACCTTCAAGTAATTTTGCTGCAAGTGCAAGTTTTTGAGCGGCTTTTGTATCACCTTTCTTGTGGCCTTTTGCGCGTGAAGTTTCATCGTTTTGGTCTGAACCGTTGGCACGACAATAAAATCTTTTTGCGCCTGTGTAGTTCAAATCTTTCAACCAATCTGCGTTTTTGTCCCAAAGGTCTGAAATCATACCCTTAACGGCATCTGGTAAAAATGCACCTTCGCTGCCCTCTGCGACTGAAACGGTGTCAGTGTAGGCATCATTTTTCATTAAATATTCCTTCCAGTTTGCACGGAACTCGTCAGCGTTGCGGCTGTTACGGATAGCGTTGGCGAAATCTGCCACCGCGTTTTTAGTTTTCAAATATTCCATTTTGTTTTCTGTTTCGGTTTCGTTATTATTCTGATTCAGTTTTTCGTTTATGGCTTGTAATTTTTCTGCCATTTCGTTAACAGTTTGTTTCAATTCGTCAATAACTTGGCTGGTTTCATCGCTCTCTTCCATAGCGTCAATTTTTGCAACCATATCGTTCAAGTTGTCAATTTGTTCTTGGATAAGGGCTTTGTCCTCATCAGATATTGAGTTTTGAAGCAAAAGTTTTTGTTTTTCGTTTATACTGTTTTGTACAAACAATTTGAAAGTTTCCTTCATAAATTCAAACAAATTATTGTGTTATTCTAATTCTTTGTGTGCGTGTGTTTAAGAGTTCTCTATATTGTGTGTGGAGAACGGTGGGAATTGAACCCACGTCCCAACATTGCAAGTCTTGTGTTCTACCGCTGAACTACGACCCCAGCAATCAGCTAAATCAAAAACCACTTTGAATTTTTTTCAATGGTCTCTTTTTCAATTTGCTTTTGAAGGTTGTATTGGTTAATGTAGTTTGCAACCGTAAATTTTGCGTCCCAGTCTGCGGGATTTGCAACTATACCGACCCCGAACAATAAAAAGTTCTTGACATAATAGCCGCCTTCGCCCAGTTCAACAATATCTTCATAACCATTCAAAAGCCCGCCTTCGGTTGAAAATGAATCAATGTCACCAGCTTTGATATTTGGTTCTATCATATCACGAACAATGGCAACATCACCGTTCAAGTGGCAGACAATAAACAATCCATTTGACTTTGATTCTATTGTGTCAATCCCACCAATAATAACGTCCGTGTGATTCCAATTCAAATTTGGTTTGATTTTACCGTCATTGTACAAAGTGAAAAAAGCGTCAAAACTCTTTTCATCAACAACTTCATTGTTGAGGTTCTTTTTATTGTAATGGCAGCACATCCCTTCAATTTTCAATCCGTTTTCATCGGTTGTGGCGTTCTCTATTTTGAAATTCTGTGATAATACTATTTTGTTTTCCATATATAATATAAATTACGAAGTCTTATTTATACATCCGTTAGCATTGTTTTTATTTCAGTGCCCAACTTCCTTATTTCAGTGTCAACATTTACACCTGCCGCACGTAATTTCAAAAGATAATCCAAATAAACGCTTCTTTCGTTACATTTGGCCGTTAAAGTGCTGGCCATTTCGGGGATGTTGGCCAAATCATAAGTTATGATTGTTGAGGGTTCAAGGTCTGAATTTATGGCAATGAAAACAGCCCTCCCAAGCCTTAACAACACTTCCGCCAACGGTACGATTGCGGTTCTGTAGAAGTTTTTGGTTGCGTCCGCTTGGTTTGAAAATGTGGAACCACCTAAAAAAAAGTCTGGATTGATGCCGAACAGGTTTGAAATCCATTTGAAATCATTTGTGGTCTTTTCGTCAAATTTCAATTTATCAACTGGAATGTCTATCGCAGTCCAGTTCATTTCATTGTTGGATAAGATGAAATTGAATTTGTCTTCACTCATTCCATAGTTCTTTTTCAACTTTTCGTTCATTTCATCTTTCGCGGCTGGTGACATCGGAATCCCAGCGGAAGACAATATACCGAAAATTCCCTGCTGGTTACCCACATAGTTTGAATTGTTCATATTGTCGTTAATGTCGTTGAGGTACGGCAGACAGATTCCTAAGTGGGTTTTGCGTTCCAATATGTAAGGGTCTGAATAAATGACAATCGCGTTTTTGTTTATCACCATCCCGTTTGAATCAATCTTCAATTCGTTTCGTTGCGGAAGTCTCAAATATCCGTTTTTATCGTGCATAATGACGGCAAAACCATTTTTGAAATAGTGATAAATTAAAATTTCACTGTTGTTTTCAATAAAATTCGTTACATCATAGGCCGTGTAATTGATTTTTGCACTTTTCCAAGTCACATTTTTCAAGCCGTTGAACAGTTTTTCAAATATTACGTACAAAACCAAATCGGCATAGTTGAACCTGCCCTTCTTGAAATTGAAGAAGAAGGGTCTGGCTATTGTCGTTGGGTCAACTGTATTGATATTTATGGAATTTGTTAGTATATCTTCCTGTTTGTTCTGTTTCCTGTTAAATAATCCCATCAGTCTTTAATTATCAGCGTTATTAACTTTACTCAACGAGTCCAATATGTCAACCACTTGTTCACGTGTGTACGTGGAAACGGTTTTTGAAATCTGGTTTGTCTGGCTCACGTTTACTAATCCTTTGTTTGTTATCGTGCAATTGGTTGTAACGGTGATACAGTCAACAGCACCGAGTTTGTCACATCTTTGTTGCAAACTGTCAATTGTGCGTTCCTGTATTGCAATTTTTTCTTTGTAGAATTTAATGTGTCTGTTGCGGTTGGATAATGAAAAACAAAGGAACACGAAAACCAAAATAAAAGCAATTTCAATTATAATGGCTATCCATTTTTTTTTATCTGTCATTTTCTATATTGTTTGAATCGTTATTGTCTGGGTTGTCAATATGTAATGTAGTGTCACCCTTTGTTAATTTAACGTCACTTCCTTTGTCAATCGCAACCATCACAGCCCATAACGCAGGCCAAAGGAATATTTCACCGACCGCAGCCAAAACTGTAGCGTCAATATATGCCGTTGGAGGTACGAAAAAAGCCGTCACAAGTAAAAACAAACTGATTCCAAGACAAAGAAAAAAAACCCATTTATTCAAGTTTCCATAAACATTTTTGATATATTCTGCCATAGTTTCATTTTAATTTTAATTGTTGTTATAACCATTCATCAATGTTTGAATAATCTTTTGTGGTCTTTTTCATTCCAAGTGCATCCAACACTTCATTTATGTAAAAAATACCGCGTTCAACGTGTAGTTTTTGGATAAAATATATTTCGTCTTTGTCGGTGTTCGTTGAATAATCGTCTTTCTTTTTGACGGTTGAAAATGAAGTGACATCAATGTTTTCAAACAGAATTTCAGAAAAAGCCAATTCACAAAGGGCTTTTTTCAACCCAGTAACGGCCACTTGTTTCCCGTCATCCTTGGTGTATATTCCACCGTTCAAAATAACAGTGTAATCAGCTGGGGCGGTGTTTATTGCAATATACAATTCATCACCTATTCTGGGCTTCAGTATGTAGTTTTCTGCGGTCTGTATGGAATATTCTATTTTGTTTTGTTCTATCTCGTCACTTATAGGAAGGCCGCAATTCAATAATTCATTGGTAGTTATCAGCATAATATAAATTTGATTGTGTATTTTATACTTTTTATTTTATTCCCATCATTATCATAGTGTTGGCTGCATATCTGGCGGCATCTACACAGTTTTGGTGTTTTGAAATCTCTTTTCCGTCATCGTTCAATTCGTATCTGTCAAACTCCTCGCGCATATTGCAGGAAGATTCCGTAATGATTATACGGTCGAACTGTTGCATTCTTTGAATACCGTTTATTATAGAACCTTTTACAGCGTTTGAAATCTGAAAACCCATTGAAACGCGTTCATCAATCCACTCGCCATTGGAAGCCGAAATAAGCGCGTTTATACGTGTTTTTCCCATACCGCCATAGTCAGCGAAAACCATATCATAAGGGGTGACTCCAGCGTTATACATTTCAATCGCTAAATCATAGTCTTTTGAAAGTGCGTTAGAAAAAATGTATTCTTTCAAATACAGACAGTTGTTGAATATTTTAGCCCCAACCAAAACAGTATGGTCTTTTGAATCAACAAAACCAAAGTCAAGGCCATAATATTCAACAGCGCGTATATTGTTATATTCGTCATCTGTGCAGTTGTAAATTTCCATAAACACTTTTCCTGCCATTGATGAAAATTCACCCAAAACGTAAACTTGATATGAATATCTTTCAAGGGTTGTGGCCGTTGGTCTCATTGCCCTCGCTTTGATTGTCTCAAATTCAGATATTTGTTCGGGTGTCAAATATTTGTTGTCTTTGTACGTTGTTTTGATGAAGTTCTTTTTGTCTTTTGATATGTATTTGTCAATCGTTGACTTTTTCGTGGGGTTGTATGCAAAATAAATTTGTTTGGTGCAACTCATTGAAAGTGTCGTGATAATATCCTCGCCAACATTCAAAGCCTCTTCAATAAACAAACGTGTGCAGCTTGTTCCCTGCGCTTTTGTATATTCGTCAAAACTTTTGAACTGGAACAAAGAACCGTTTTTTAACCTGTAGTGATAACCTAATATCTGGTTGTTTTCAACAGCTGAATTTGTGGCACTCTGGAAGTCCTGTATTGCGTTCTGGAGTGCTGGGTATGACGCGCAAACCACTAAATTCGTTTCAATGTCTTTCCCGCTTGAAAGAAAATAAAGCCATTTATATATGGAGAATGATTTTCCAGACCTCCGCGAACCCTGTATTATCAAATATCGGCTATCAATGTTGTTGACAAAGAATTTCAGATACTTTTTTGAAATTCCCAAGTCTTTCATCACTCATCCTCCTTCAATGTTTTCTTTATGTTCTCAATAGCGGCCTTAATGTCAATCTCGCCAGTTTGTTCAATTTCAACTTTTTGTTTTTCCTGATAGCCGCCTTTGCATTTCAGAAAGAACATAACCGCAGCCGTGTTGCCGTTCTCTATCAACGTCATCAAACGGCCTTCAACCCATTCCTTCCATTTGTCTTTAATTTCAATGACTTTTGAATCAAAATCTTTGTCTTTTTGCCGCCAAGCAAGGAGCGTGTCTCTGGTAATGCCAGCACGAATACAACTCGTTGTAGTCATTCCCTTTGATTCCTCATAAGCCTCAAGGAACATTTTTTTCTTTTCCTCTCTCTCTTCTTTTTTATAATAACGTGCCATTGTATTAGTGTTTTTTTTCTAATACTTTGACCTCTCATTTCATAGAGTTCTCTATTTTTTTGTTTGTGGATTTTTTTTTGTCTTTTGGTGGTTTGTTTTGAAAAAATTGTATTTTTGCTGCGCTGAATAAACAATCAATATGCCTGCAATGTGCTGGTTTTTAGTGTTTTATTGATTTGGTTTTTTTATGTATCCAATTTTACACCATCCCATTTTGGATATTCCAAAGACACTTTAACAGCCTGTAGCATAGCGATTTACAAAATTCGGCAGAGTGTAAAGTTTACAAATTTTCCATTGTTCCAAAAACTAAAAAAAAAACGCTATGCAAAAAGTCAAAAAAAACAACAACAAAGGAGGCCAGAAAACCACATCAATCAATGAGTTGATAAGCGAAAAAATTATAATGTTTCGCGATAATGGCAAATATGGCACTGCTAACAACTACCGCAGTCTTCTTCATTTCATTGAAAACAATTTTGGTGTATTAAAAGCAACCGACTGCAACGCGGCAACTGTCAGACAAATGAAATCAATAATGTCACATCTGACAAGTTCCACACAATCAACTTATCTGTCGTGTCTGAAATCCATCTGGAATTACGCCAATTATCGCGGTTACACGGGTAAAACCGAGTACCCGTTTCAACGCCATTCCTTTGAAATTGATAAAGTTAAAGTCCCGCGAGTGCAAAGACGAACAGAAAGTTATCTTTCACGGGAAGACATCAGCAAATTATATTGGCACTGGTTCACCATCCCGACAACTAACACGTTTGAAATCTCAAGAAAAAAATATCTGGGCTTGTTCTTGTTTTCTTACTTGGGTAACGGTGCAAACGTGAACGACCTTCTGCGGCTCACCTATAACGCTGATTGGTGGAATACAAACGGGGCTGTTCTTTCATTCATCAGACATAAAACAGCCGACAAATCACCCATCAAGGTACGAATACCGATAACAAAGTATCTCAAGCCAATACTTGATTTTATAGCGGACGCGCCACAGCGCAACGAGCCAGTATTGAGTAAATTTTTACAGGGGTGTGCTCTGGATGATGAAGAAAATCTTTTGAAAAAAATAACTTATATCAACAATTACGCGACCAGACGCTTACGGTATGAGTGCAAAGTTCTCGGATTGCGCGAAGACGTTTCAATGACTTTCGCCCGTCATACTTTCATAACGGTTCTTAACCATTGCGGGTGTAATTTTTCATTGATTGAAATGGCTGCGGGGCACGTTCTGCCAGGGGTCACGGGTCATTATATAGGCAATGCACCAATTGAAAAACTCTTTGAAATGAACGAAAATTTGATTGTTGAAAATTGAACGTATTTGAAATTTATGGATAAAAAAAAGACCTGTGTGTTTATGCAGGTCTTTTTGTTTTGTTTCAATATTTTTCAAGTTCAGCACCTAAATCGCTAAAACCGCCATAATGACGGCTTCCAGATTCTACAATATACAAAAAATAAATGTATTTTTGCCGTGAATTTCGGTCTCCAGTGTGGTTACTTTGACTTTTCCCGCGAAACGGTCAACTGTTCTGGTTGGCCGTTTATTTCATCTCTTTCACTTGATAAATAGTCCAAGAATCTTCCAAAGAAAACCTCACGCATTGGAGAAAGATTATAAGATATTCCTTCAACATCAACAGCACCTCCTCTCCACACCTTTGAAAACAACTTTCTTCCAAGTTTTTCTATTTCTTCCAGACTCCAAGGCTCTTCAATGTCAAATTGGTATATACTCCTTTCAGCGTGTCTTGCTATTCTTCCAATCATTGAATTGAAAGCCTTCTGCATCCTTACACACTCTTCCTGTATATACTCCAAGAAATAGTCCATATTGTTTGGCGCGTCATTGAAGGAAAAGTATATTGGTTTTGTCTCAATCTCCTTCAAGTCACCGTTATTATCAAAGAAAAACTCCATATGATATACGTCCTTCTGATTTCCTGCCTTTTCTTCCCAACGGAGAAATGCAAGTGCTGGGATGTGGTGCGGCTCCTCCCATTCAAATGAATATACACACCACTCATCGCATACGTGTTCCGTTATGAACATTTCAATTTCTTCTCTGTCAATTTCTATCATAGCACTTTTTTTTTAATTTTTTGCAAAAATACATTTTTTTTTGAAAATGTTTTTGAGATGTCCAAATTACAAATCACTTTTTTCAAACTTCGGTATGTTCGGCCATACATAGACAGTGAAACCGTGTTTTAGAAGCCACTCATAAACGGTTGTCTTCTTTGACCTCGGCATCAGCGTTTTCTTATCCATTATAATGAAGCGCAAATCAATTCCCTTGTTGCAATCCCTTACCCAAATGTACTTTTTCATTTCCTCGGTCGTTCTCGGTCTTCCCTTGCATTCAATATAGATTGGCTCAACTCCGTTTCTTTCTAAAGTGAAATCGGGTATGTACTTGTGTTCTTCCGCTGGTTTTTCGTAGTTTAATTCGGTTGTTTCATAGTTTTCACCGCCTAATTTCTCGGAAACCTCCAATTCAAAATGTGATTTGTATTTTCCATAATCATTTTTGTTTCTTGATTTTGACATTCATTGCGTTATTTGCTCATTATTATATCATAACACCATTTATAGCCATAAGCTTGTTTTAATTTTCCTCTACAACATTTGGTTATATGTGTTTTGAAAAAACCAAGCTCCCTTTAAATATCCATTTTTTTTCATTTTCGGTTGCATTATTCGTCCTTGGACAAATATTTTCCCACCGCGCCACTGTTTTTTATATTTATCCAACGACCTCACTCTCCCAAAAGACGATACTTCATACAGACCTTCATAGCCAACAACTGGTCTCCATTCTTCAAATTGTAATGTGTTTTCCATATAAATTATTATACAAAAATTATTCTTCAAACACAAACGAACTCAATCTCCGAAGCCATCCAGATAAAAACACTTTCTTTTTTGGATTGTTCTTTACTATATTCATAAACCACAATCGTCTCATTTCAAGTAATTTGGCGTGTATTTCGGCTCTGTTGTCACCGTTCAACAATGCAAGTGTCTTTTTACCGACAATACCGTCCGCATCTGTTCCCAAACACCTCTGTATCTTTTTTATGGCCGTTACCGTTCCGCTTCCCCAACACATTTGAACACACAACTCTGCAATTGATTGGTTTTCAATTTCATCAGCTCTCATTTTATCCCAAAAGCCCGTTTTTAATATGTGCCGCCATTGCTCTTCTGTTATGTTCTTGAGGTCATTGCAATTCTTATCGCGCCCGTAATAGCGTCTGAATGTCGTTAGGGTGATTCCCTGCATTGTGCAACCTCCATCGGTGTCGGCTGGGTGTGAACTATAACCACCCTCCCATTTTTTAATTTTTGGAATCAATTTTTCAATATCTGCCATTTGTTTTCATTTAACTTATTTATTATTAAGATTTTAGAAAACCCTGCACTTCAACGGGGTTTTCTGTCGGTTCTGGTTCTGGCATACTTACTGGGACATACTCAATTTTTGGGTTGAAAATGGATTCCACCAATGTAAACGCCTCTTTTTCTGTCAGTTTGTTTTGTTGGATTAGTGTGTAAACAACTCTGAATGTCTTACGCTCATTTTTCATTTTCTTGGTCTAATTTTGTCATTATTTCATTCCATCTTTGATTGTAGTCGGTTAAATCTACATTCCTTATATGGTCGTTATCCATAGGCATATAATACACGGTCTTCAAAACACGCTCCTCGCTGTGGTTGTTCTTTCGGGCTCTGATTGTCTTTTTTTGCCATTTTTCGCGCTCATTCAAATTCCAAACATACGTTTTGTTTGATTTGGGGAAGAATTGAATTATGGCCTTTTTACCCGCCAAATTTGCCATATATTCAACTTTCTCCTCGTCAATGATACAACCTTCATTTTCTACACTTTCCGCTGTAATATCACGGCATTTCGTCTCCATATAGATTATTTCTTTTCCGTTGGTCGCGGTTATGTCGTAACGGTCAAATTCTCCTTCTGTGTGTGTGGCAGTCCATCCATCGGGTAACATTTGAAGTGTGTACTCATACGCTATCAATTCACGCGCTTTCACATTTTTTTCAATTTCGTTCATTAGTTCTGTGTTAGTCTTTTATTCTGCGGTTCATCTTTTCGCTGTAGTTTAGCCCTTCCGCAATTATTTCATCTTTCGTTGGCTCTGGGTTTTCGGCTTGTGTTTGGTACACCTCTTCCAAATCGTCATAAATGGATGGTTCAGCGTCTAAAGGGTGGTGTCCCTTTGCATCAAGATACAATTGTTGCCATTTATATATATTAGTAACATCTATATATTTGGGGTGGCTGTGTTTTCTGCCGCAATCGGCACAATATAGGTCTTTGCCATCGTTTTCACTTATGATGTTGAGTGATAAGCACTTAACACAATAAAAAACTGGTATGTCGTTGTATTCCTGTTTGTTAGCTTTCATTTTGGTTTGTTTTTATTCGTTATTTTCGTTGGTATAGCGGCAGGCGGTCAGATAGTAGCCTTTGACAATTTCGCCCCGCCACAATCGCTCCATCCTTTTCCCGTCAAAGTGTTTGAGAAGGTCACAACTATTTTCAAAGGGGTTTTTTTCGTCTTGTACGAATGCAGGATAGCGGAATATCCTTATTCTATCCGTTACGTCTGTTGGAATACTACATTCTATTTTCACGCCTTTGAACGGGTTTTTCTTTGGATATATACCGTATTCCAGACAGTTGACGTTATAGACATTCAAGGCGGTTCTATAGTCGTATTTTTGGAGTAGTTCCGCCAGCGTGTCAGTTGGATTTGTTTGGATTGGTTTTATTTTCTTGAAATCCTCTTCCACTTGGGTATATGTGAGAATCTGCCACTTTGCATTATTCGCGTTGAGATTTGGAATATTCCCATAAAAAAGGGCTTTCACTTGGATATTCGGATTGTACCTTTGAAGGTGTACGGCTATTGCGTGTATGGTGAATTGATTGGTTTGGAAAAACCGATACATCCCAGCACTCCAGACATATATGTTAATTGTTTCCATTTGGTATTGTTTTTGATTGTTATTCTTTATATATAAATAGTGCCTTGTTCAAAAACCGAGGCACTACTTAAAAAAAATAACACTTGAGAAAAAAAAGTCAAGTGTTACCAGAAAAAACAATCGTTGGAATCTGACGGGAAGAGTAAACAAAAAAAAAAGAAAAATAAAAATACCCTTCGCCCGACAGGGCAAAATGAATTTAACCAATTAAACACTTTGTTTCACTGATTGGAAACAATCTTCCAAGTCTTTCAAAGGCAAATCAAAACTTGTAACACTTGGATTCAGCTTTAGAAATGTTTCCCACGAGCAATTAGTGTATTTTTTTGAAAAATATTCTTTTACTTCTTCTTTTGTTTTTATTTTTAATTTTTCTTTTTTATTTTCTTTTTCTTTTTCTTTTTCTTGAGCAATTGCAATATCGCTGTAATCTTCTGTGTTACAATAAGATATTTTGTTGTCTCTTACAATGTTATTACACTCTTCTTCTGTTGTACTCTCAATAATCCAGTAACATTCTGATTCAATGTTAGATAATTGATTTGATTTTTCAATTGTGCCTTTAATTAGTCTGATTCTCGGCCATCTTCCACTTTTAGTGTCTTTGTGGTAAAAACCCCTGTGATATTCCAAATATCCAAAACGTTCCAATTTGTTGACAGTCCTGCTTACTGTGGAAAAATCGCAGCTAACCCCAAAGTCCTTCAAAGAACCCTGTAGGCTCATTCTTATATCCTTACCGTCTTTAAGTATTATGTTGAAAAATCCGTTTTTATCGGTGTCTTTGCCGTCTTTGATGAACTGCAATATTGCAAGTACATCCAAATCAATCGGGTTTAATTTTGGGTCGTTTTTGGCCTCATCTGTAAGCATCCAATCAACCTCTTCTATTACTTTTTGTTTTTTCATTGTTGTGGCAATTTAACAATATTATTATTATAAAAGTGGCTTAGTTAGCAGTTGCCACTCTACATAACTAAGCCTTAACTTTTATATATCTCTGTACTATATACATTCCACGGTGGCAAGCGAATGAATATAACTTCTGTTTTCTATATGTTAATATTACATTTTTTAATAATAAATATCAAGTAAAAACAAAATATTTATTTTTCCTTGTTTTTTTTTGAATAAAAATGTATTATTATAATGTAAGCCCAGCCACCACGAAGGGCGGATAAATATAACGCTTTGTTTGTACGTGTGTGGTGGCACTACAGGCCAAGCGATTTTTTTTGAAAACTAAAAAAAATGGAGACAACAGTTAAAAAAAAGATTGAAATTGTAAACGAGGACAGAAAAAAATTATTGGAACAATATGTTCTCAATGAATGTGACGGTTATTTTTTCAGTTATTGGTTGAAAAAAAGCCTAATAGAAAAATTAGATGAATGTATTTATTTTGGTTATTCAAAATATGATTTACAAACTACTTATTGCAGGTGTGACTTTGAAATGAAAAAACTTAAATATGTTATTCAAGTTGATTTCACCATTCTTGTTGGAGATTCTAAATACTGTGTCCAAAAGTGTATGACACACCAAATTACAAAACCTATACAGTTGGACGAGTTCGCTGGCGCAATTGTTGATGAATACTTTAGGACAGTGATTAACATTCCTTTTGGGTATGAGGAATAAAAAAAAAATAAAAAAAAATTACTTTAAGTTGATTTTTTGAAATAAGAAACTATTTATTATAAAAGAACAAAACAAATGAAAGAGATAACAGACAATCAACTTACCAAATGGTACAACGAGTACAACGCTGAACTTTTCGGCGGCAGCGTTGCTGGTTACACGGTTGTCGCCTACAAGCATCTGGCGACCCGTTTAGGCTTGTGTGATGATGAAAAACGCATAATCCAAGTTGACAGAACACTTGACGAACAACACGCCCGCGCAACCCTACTCCACGAAATAGTTCACGCTTTTGTCGGATGTAACCACGGACACGACAAAGCCTTCAACACTGAATGTCAACGGATTGAGACCGCCACGGGACTGAACCTGCGTGAATACCGAATGACGGCGCAAGTACGGAACGAACACAAACAACGTGTCAATGACGCAAGAACACAGGAATACAACAACCTCCGCAATGACTTGATTATGTGGCGTGAACGCGGTGAAATGGCAAAAGTACACAAAAGGCTTAACACACTCCATTGCACGTGTATAACAAAGACCCAGCAGAAGAAGCTATGGCAGGAATTTGGCCAACAAGCCCCCAAAGATTGAGAATTTGGGGTTATCTCAAACAAAATGGTATATTATACCTCAAGACACCAAAAGCCCATTAAAACGCAAATTTGAGAAATGTATATTGAATAACAATAAGTTACAAAAACAAACATATATGGAAACAATAATGAACGGCTGCGGCCACACAATCACGACAATCACGGCAATCAAAAATGACTTGTTGGAATTTGGTGAAATTAAAACAAATTTGTATAATTACATTAGAAAAAATAACCAAAATAAATAAAATAATCAAAGAATCGCAATTTTGGAATATTTTTTTTAATCATTTTAACTTTTTATGATTTGTAGGTGCCAGTAATACGGCTGGCACCTTTTGAAAAGAAAAAACAAACAAAATATATATATAATAACAATTAAAAAACAAATAAAAATGAAAGAATTTAGATTATTAAAAGCAAATGAAATTGAAGTAAGAAAGAATTTCGGAAAAGACAGTAACAATTACCTTCTTTATATTGACAGTCGTTCAGTAACCAAGTTGTTGGATGAAACAGTTGGCGCAATGAACTGGCAAACGGAATTTTATGAAGTCAACGGCCAGACATTTGGCAAACTGGGAATCTGGGACGATGAGAAAAAACAGTGGGTTTGGAAGTCTGATGTGGGAAGTGAAAGTAATATTGAGGCCAGAAAAGGCGAAGTAAGTGATTGCTACAAACGCCTTCTTTGCCGTTGGGGTGTTACTGAATTGTATAGTTCACCGAAAATCACCATAGACAGCACCAACCAATTTGCAAAGTATAAAGTATCGGAGATTAGTTATAACCAAGACCGCGAAATTGAATCACTTTCAATTGCTGACAATTACGGAAATGTTGTTTTCAACTGGCATAACGGCCAGCAACAGCAACAGCAGCAAACACACCGAACAGCAACCGCGCAACCAGCCACGGAACAGCCTAAAACATACCAATTGAGAAAACTAAACAATCCGATTGAAGCCAACGGGATGTTGAATAAATCACTTTATCGTGATATAATGTTCTCACAGACAACAGACAGATTGAAATCTATATATGAACTATATCCAGAACTTCACGAAAACAAATATTTCGTGGACACTCTGAAGAAGAAAAAAGCGGCTTTAACCGCTTAATCTTTCATCTTAATTTGTTTTTTTCTTATCAAAAAAAAAAACGGTGGCAGAAAAAGTCACCGTTTTTTATTTTAGTAGTATTCAACAACCATTTCCGCGCCGTACATTCTCAAAGTGTAAGATGTATTTACGTTCTCCGTACCGCGTTCGGCATACATTTTCAGTTTAGCGTTATTCAGTTCTTGCGCCGTCCAATCGCTTCCCGAAAATGTCACCGTGTACGTTGTAGCCGTGTTCGCAATTGTTACAGGTGTTCCCTTCGGGGTCGTTGTTCCCGCGTACAGTTGCCCCGTGTGGACGGGTATTCTTGACGACACTGTTGTTTCTGTCAAGGCGCGAAAACGACAAGTAACAGAAAGAATGGTGGCATCTTCGGGAATGTTCAGACCGAAATTCCAATAAAAATAAGTGACCGCCCCCGTTCCACGGGTTAGATAAATAGTTGCGTAACCGCTCGCGCTCGTTGGTTCAGTATAGGCGTTTGACGGATTTGAAAACGAATAAACCTGTCTGTCGGAATCATAGCCGACTAAATATGAAGATTGTGAAAGTGGAAGAGTCGTGAATGTGACGGGTGAACCGAGAGCGGAATAACCTCCCAAATTACCAAACAAATTGCTGCATTCCGCCCTCGGATATGCTGTGTAATTTGTATAAGGCTGTAATCCCGTGAGTGGAAACTCCGTTACTACCCCGTCAAGTTCAATTGTCTGTGAAGTACCTGTGTCGTTGTTTGTCAAGTACACTTGTGTTTTTATTATTGCCATTTCTACGAGAATATAATGTTTATTGTTGCTGTTGTTGATGTTATGTCTGTCGCTGTTGTTGCGTCTGCGTGAGGCAACGTCATAGCGGGGATAATAACAGGTTCGTTGTCTGCCGAATAATATATTTTTACGTCATAATTTGTGTACGATGGCAAACCCGTAAAAATCACTTGCTCACCGCTTATGTTTGTTGCATAAGTGGCTGTTACAGTACCGTTGTTAACCAAGTCAATATGTTTGCTTGTGTAATCATCGTAACAACTGTTGTAATACACATTGAATTTGATGTAGTCATAACCAACAATTGCACTCTTTCCGACAGCACCATCCCAAGTATATGTTTGTGTCGGCGTTGAAGTCGCTGACTA